ATTCATGACCTTCGCCTCCATGCCCATGGGAAGCATCTTCTCCATGAGCGTGAATGCGATGTAGCTGCCCGTAAAAGCATCAAAGGAGCGGATTTCAAATTTCCGCCCCTGAATCTCGACTATCTTCTTCGTTTCCCGTTTCATCGTCTACCTCCTCCGATCACAGCTGGATGCGCTGAATATCTGCGAACAGAATCTGCCACGAGACGCGCTGCCCCTGGCTCTGCAGCGGCTCATCCGGCTCCTTGACGAACGACCCGCCCGAGCAATAGTACGTCTTGCCCATCTTTGGGGCTTCGACGGTCATGGAGATTGTTGTCCATGCCGAGGTGTCCGCTTGCCAGCAATAATTAAAAAGTCCCTGCAGAAACTTATGCAGGGCACTGGTCTGCTGCGCATTGATGGACACCGTACCGTTGTTGCCGGCAATCTTGCTGACCATGACTGCACCGTCCGACGCGACATCATGCACTGAGCGGTCGGTCGTCTTCGAGACGGTCATGTCGCCGATACCCTCCCCCTGGATGGAAAACGAACCGTACCCGGGGCAGTTGATCGTTGCGTTGACATCGGTAAACGAATAAGTACTTACCGTTGGCATACTCTATATCCTCCCTTCCTCTTAGCGGTTGACGTCGACCTGAATGGTGACGTGGTGAATCGCCCCCGCGAGCTTCATCGACACATAGATCGGCGGCGCGTTGCGTGCGTCACGCTCTGCCTGCGCCTGCTCACTGATCGGCTCGCTCTGGATGAGATAGCCGCCTGGGAGCACCTTCCCGTACTCAAGCGCCATCAGCTCTTCGCCCTTCCAGACGCCCTCCTTGATGAAGCCGATGCGGTTCATGTCGTCGCAGACCTCTTTGATCGCCGTCTTAATGCGTCCCATGCCCGCCTCGGTCTGCGGCACTTTGTTGGCGTTGACGAGCAAGTCCATAATGCCGAGCTGCATGTCGTTCTTGAACTTGTCGAGGTAGATGATCTCATCGAACCACGAGCCGTCGCCGACGCGCCCTTCCTCGAACACATCATAGAAATTGCCACGGTTGACGTAAACGTTTCCGTAGTTCTTCTTGATGTTGTTCAGGTCATTCGACGTGAACGTCTGCATGTAGTTCTCCGCCTGCACACCGACCTCACGTTTGTAGGCTAGTGTAAATGCGCTGTTGATGGTCGATGCGCTCATCGCACCCATCGCCCAGCCGATCGCCGCGCAGATTGCGTCCTTATGTGCGGTGGAATACTGCCCGATGATGCGGCGGTATCCCTTGCTCTTGATCGTGCCGAAGACACCGCCGTCGTCTGCCTTAGCCGTCTCCTCCGCCGTCGTAAAGGCGAACATGGTAGACGGCGTGCACGCCTCGACGTATTCCTGCACGGCGAGAATCTGCGCGTCCGTAATGTCGCCGCAGTAGATGCCAACGTACCACTCGGAATCCGCCTGGCGGCATTCCTGCACCGTCTTTACAGGTGCTTCCTCACTGCCGACCTTCCCGATGGCAACAAGCGGCGGCTTCTTACGCTGCCCGAAGATGAGCGCTGCTGCCTTGTAGAGGCGATCCTCTGTCGTAAATCCAGCCTGAAGCATGGCGTTCAGGCTGTCGTATGTCACGATACGCTTGTTGGCGAAGTCTTCCACTGCGCCGACGTCGCCCATGAGCAGGGCAAGGTTGAACTTCTTTCGCGTCGCCGAAACGGCGGCGAGGTTGACGATAATGTTGACCACAGGGTCAAGCGGCAGCACGTTTTTGAGTGCCATATTGTTCCCTCCTTATGGATTCGCCTGTGCCCCAAGTCGGACGTTGGCGATTCTGCCGACATCCTCCGGCGCGAGGCGATAGAGCTCGTTGAATCGCAGGGTAATATCCCACCTATCCCACCACTTCCCTGCGAAAAGTTCGGGTGCCTGCATACACGTCGGGAGATTCGGGACGATGAACACATCCTTCTGTGCGAGTTTCCTGCGCACCGGCTCGTAAAAGAAGCCGTCCTTCAGGGCATTCACGATCTCGTATGACCTGCGCCCATAGGCGGTCACCTGCAAATCCCACACGCGCGTGCGGGCAGTGTCACGGTAGACGGTTTCATCTGCCTCCCGATATAGGCTGTCTCTCTGCTTCGCGTAGTCGTCATCCACCTCTGCGAGGTACAGAAAAAGAATGTCGTCACTGATCTTCCAGTCGGGCGCACCGCCCTCCGGATACCGCCAGCGGATGAACTTGTCGGGCTTCTTGATGACGTCCGCCGTAATTGCTGACGCCGCATCCCAGAACAAATCCTGGAGCTCACTGTATGTCATCCGCTGTCCTCCTCTCCCAGCAGTGCGCCGATTGCTTTGTAGTAGCCGTTCGCAGCGTAGTCAAAGGTCTGGATCAGCTTGTACCGCTGCCCCTTCCACACGCACACATCGGAGGTCTTCTCCGTGTCCGACACGTCAAGGCTGACCGCATCCGTGATGAATGTCTTCATCCCGTTGACGCGGTCGGCGGTGTCCAGCAGCTCGAGATCCTTGCTGGACGACGGCTGCACGATGCCCTCCACTTTGATTTCCTGCATCTTCGTGTGTGGAACACCGCGCACCCACTCTGTCTCGCTCTGCTTAATGACGAGAAACGTCGTGCAGAAATCGGGGTCATGCACGATCTCTGAAACATCGATTGCCATGCGATCACCCCATATTCCGAATGACGTAGGTGATGGACTTGCGCATCTCACCCGTATCAATGAGCGGGCTGTCACTGCCCTTCGCCTTAATTGTCCGAGCAGAGTTCGGCGGCCACTGATTCTTGGGATTCTCAAACCATGCGCGCGCGGCATTCTGCGCGACCATACCGGCAAGCTCCAGCCCGCGCTCTGCCCCTGCCATATCCCCGCGCATCACGGCACGATACGCCCCTGCGACCTGTTTGCCGATCGCCGCCTTGCTGTCCCTGATCGCGGGCTCCAGGACGGGACGCGGCGGAATGGCGTAGGCCGGGCTTCCATGCGTCTGGACATAGAGACTGTGCGCTGCGCTGTACTTCATCCCTGCATTGATGCTCTGCTGCATCGACGCCCGCATTGCAGGCGCACGGACGCCGTGCGTATGGAGGTAAAGAAGCTCTGCGTTGTTCACCATGTCACCGTCTCCGGGACGCTGCGCTTCGTCTTGCGGGATGCCGACGAGGACTTCCTTTTTCGTCATAGCCTGCACCTTGCTGACCATCGCTGTGAATCCCTGCCCCATCTTCGTGACGGTCGCCGTGCCTGTTACCATACGACCATCCCCCCGATGGCGTACATCCGCGCCAGCGTGAGGAACTGCTGACCGTAGGCCGTCAGCTTGTACGTTCCCCAGCCCGCGAAGTCCTCGTTGATGCTGCCGAAGTCGTAGGACACAGAAATGTCGCCCGCGCTTTTGGAGCTCTGCAGCCCCTTGGCGAGCCCCGCAGAGATTTTCTTCTGCACAGGATCATCCGCACTGCCCGCCGTCTGCAAGTACAGCGTCAGCCAGTGCGCGATGTAAAGTCCCATGCAGAGCTCCCATGCATCGTGGTAGCGGTTCTTGTAGAGGGAGGCGTGCGCCATGTTGACCCATGCGCGGATCACGACCTCCGGCACAGTCCCGCCGCCGAACTGCGGATAGGCGGCGAGAAAATCCTCGGCTGTGTATTCGGGATTGCCTCCCGTCCGAATGTTCGACGCGGAGGCGATAATCCCGAATACGTCCACTCCTTCGTAGAGCATATCTTACTCCTTCTTGTCGCCATCCTTCGGCGGCTTCGGCGCCTTGTCATCCTTTACG